AATATAACACTTCAAACTAATTATAATGGAATATCAGCTGGACCAATTACTGTAGCAAGTGGTGTTACAGTTACTGTTCCTTCTGGTCAAAACTGGGTGGTAGTATAATATGGCAACAACAATAAATGCAGATACAAGTAGTGGATTAATTTTAACTTCTGATACTTCTGGTGAAATAGAATTACAATCTGGTGGCACAACTAAATTAACTATAAATTCTTCTGGAGTTGTAGGAGCAGGTTTAGCTTGGCAATCTAGTATAGTAACTGCAGCAACTCTTACGGCTGTTGCTGGAATAGGCTATTCAATAAACACAACTTCAAATGCTTGTACAGTAACTCTTCCTGCTTCAGCATCAGTTGGAGATGAAATTCAAATAGTAGATTACGCAGGAACTTTTGCAACTAACAAGATTACATTAACTTCTAGCTTAAAAATAGAAGGTGGAACAGGAAATAAATTTTTAACAACAAATAGAGAAGGTTTAACCATAACTTATATAGATGTTACTCAAGGTTGGGTAGCAACATCTGGAGTAAATTCTGGCAGCCAAGCATTAGACCCAGAAGTAACTTATTCAGCAGATTTTTTAATTGTAGCTGGCGGTGGAGGTGGTGGAACAGGTGTAGTTAGTTATTTAAATGCTGGAGGCGGAGGTGCTGGAGGGTATAGAAATTCATTTTCAACAGAAGCATCAGGTGGCGGTGGAAGTAGTGAAACAGAATTATCATTTATTGAAGATACAGTTTATACCATTACAGTTGGTGCTGGTGGTGCATCAGATGTTTCAGGTTCAAATAGTGTTATTTCAGGAGCAGGATTAGCAACTGTTACTTCTATAGGTGGTGGTCGTGGTGGAACTGCCATAGCAGCAAGTATAGGCGGTTCAGGTGGCGGTGGAGCATCTGCAGGGTCTACAGGTGCAGCAACAGGTGCTTCTGGAACTGCAAGTCAAGGTTTTGCTGGTGGTACTGGTACTGCTAGTTCACCCTCATCATATATTGCAGGTGGAGGCGGAGGTGCTGGAGAAGCTGGTAATACTGATGGTTCAGGTGAAGGCGGAGATGGTGTTGCATCATCTATATCAGGTAGTGCAGTTACAAGAGGCGGCGGTGGTGGTGGTAGTGCAACATCAAATGCTGGCGGTGGTGGTTCTGGAGGTGGAGGTGCTAGCTCTACTAATGCAACAGGTGGTAGTGGCACAATCAATCTTGGTGGCGGTGCTGGTGGTGGAGCAGCAGTAGGTTCTTATGCAGGAGGCTCTGGTGGTTCAGGAGTTGTAATACTTCGTATGCTAACAGCCGATTATTCAGGAACTTCAACAGGTTCTCCAACAGTTTCAACTTCAGGGTCAGATACAATATTAATTTATAACGCATCAGGGAGTTACACAGGATAATGGCACATTTTGCAAAATTAGGAACAGGAAATATTGTAGAAACAGTTGAAATTGTATCAAATGATATTGCTACAACTGAACAAGCAGGTGTAGATTTTTTAAATACACTTTACAACACAAGAGATGTTTGGAAACAAACTTCTTATAATAATAATATTAGAAAGAACTTTGCTGGTATTGATTATCAATATGACCAACAAAGAGATGCTTTTATAGCACCTAAACCTTATCCATCATGGATTTTAAATGAAACTACTTGCATATGGGAAACACCTACACCTTATCCAGATGATGGAGAAATGTATACTTGGAATGAAGAAACTTTAACTTGGGAAAATAGCTAATGGCTAACTTAAAATTATCTGGAGATACTAGTGGTGTAATTACAGTTGCTGCTCCAGCAGAGGCAGGAACTAATACACTTACATTACCTGCAACGACAGGAACAATATTAGATACTAATAGTGCTTTAGCTTCTAGCAAATTAACTGGTGCTTTACCTGCTATTAGTGGTGCAGCTTTAACAGGAATTGCTAGTGGTGGTTTAACACAGCTTGCTTCTTTTGCTACTACATCTGGAACAACAGTTGCTATAACTGGTTTAGATTTATCTACTTACAAATTTCTTTACATTACTCAAGATGGTGTAGGTTGGACATCAGATACGCTTGGCGTTCAGATAGTGACTCCTAATGGAGGAAGCTCGGTTCGGTGGTCAGCTGGTACTGGACCAACTAATAGTTTTCATGTCTTAACTTATATAGATTTATCAACAGGTGTTGGTAATGGAATGTATTTGGCTGAACCAGCAGCCTCTATAATTAATGGCACTGGTGGAACTATATCATTTAAAAATACTGGAATATCAACATCTACTACAAGTCTTACTTTTGGAACTCAAGGTGCAGTTGATTTTGTTAGAGGTAGTATGAAATTATATGGACTTAAATAGGAAATAATTATGGCAACAACAATAAATGGTTCTACAGGTGCTAGTCAAATACAAGACAATACTGTTAGCAATGCTAAAGTAGTAGATGATGCTATTGGTATAGCAGAGTTATCAGCAACAGGCACAGCATCTAGTTCTACATTTTTAAGAGGTGATAATGCTTGGGCAGCACCAGGTGGTGGTGGTTTAACATTGCTATCTACTGTAGCGACAACATCAGGAACTTCAAATGCTACAGGAACATTAAATTTAACAGGTTTTAGTTATCTTTTTATAGATTTATACTCTGTTAGTCCTGCTGTTGATATTAGTGGCTATTTAAGGTTTACACCTAATGGTGGTACAGGAACTTACTTTATTGATACAGCTTTACTTGCTAGTGTATCTATGTATGGTTGTTACTTACATAATTTAGATTCAGGACAATTCTTTGGTGGTAAACGAGCTGGTGGCGGTGGTGGAATAGATGACACTATAAGAAATGGAGTAGGTGGTGGAGATAGCAATGGTCAAAATACAGGTCTTTCAACTTCAACAACAAGTATAGCATTTGATTGGACAACAGGTGAAGCCTTTGATAATGGTGTAATTAGAGTATATGGACTTAAATAACTAGGAGCAATAAAATGGCAGCAGAACAAAACACAATAGTAACCCATCATGCAGATGGAACAACAACTACAGAAGTTGTAGATTGGACACCAGAACAATTAGCAGCTCATGCAGAAGCAGAAGCTAATGCTTGGAGAGGCGCAAGAATAAATGCTTATCCATCTATAGGTGACCAACTAGATATGCAATATCATGATTCAGTTGATGGCACAACAACATGGGCAGATGCAATTACAAAAGTAAAAACAGATAATCCAAAAGGATAAACAATGTTTGGTATAAGTACATATTCAGAAGTACCATTCAGCTCGTTAGCAAGTTCTACATTTAGTGGAATTGCAGCAATTAATGGAACTGCAACTGTAACTGTACTGACAGCAGGACAATTTGTTTATGGAACTGGAAGTGTAAATGGTACAGCTACTTTATCAGCAATATCTTCTGGTCAGTTAGTTTATGGTGAAGCAGACATATCATCACAAGCAACATTAAATGTAATAACAGCAGGGCAAATAGTATTAGGTACTGGAGCAATAGTAGGAACAGGCACAGTAGTCGCTTTATCTGTTGGACAGTTTGTTTATGGAACAGGCTCTATATCTGGAACTGCTAATGTAACAGCATTAGGTGGATTTACAGCAGAAGCTAATGCAAGTATAGTCACATTTTCAAATGTAACAGCTAATGCTAATGCTATTTGGTCAGGCAATGCTTCAATATCAGCAACAGGAACAGTTGTAGCTGATGGACATATCTTGGGTAATAATTGGACAGTAGTACCTGTAACTTTAAACACATGGAATAGGATAGGATAAATTATGAGCAGAGATAAAATAAGTGAATGGTCAGCAACGCCAGCAGACAATACAGACATAGGTGGAATTAATATTGCGGAAGGTATGCCACCTGCAAATGTTAATAATGCTATTAGAATGGCAATGAGTCAAATCAAAGACCAACAAGCAGGCTCTGATGGAGATAACTTTGTAGTCGGTGGTAATTTATCTGTAACAGGAACAACTACATTAGGTGGTGTACCAACTGGACCAACCGCTTCTGCTGGAACTAACACAACTCAACTAGCTACAACCGCTTTTGTTACTACAGCAACTGGAACATTAGGCACAATGGCTACTCAAAATGCTAATGCTGTTAATATTACTGGTGGAACATGGACAACCGCAGGCTCTATTAATTCTATAAATGTAACCTCTTTAGGAAGCAACGCTACTGGAACAAAAACAGTATCGACAGGAAATCCATCTGGTGGAGTTGATGGAGATATTTGGTATAGAATTACATAATGAGTTTACATACAAAAGTAAGTGGGGTATGGAAAGAAATTACAACAGGAAATATTTTTGTTAAAGATAGTGGCGTGTGGAAAGATGTTGCTAATATTTTTGTTAATGTAAGTGGCACATGGACTTCTATGATTTTTACTCCAGGAAATGTAACTTACACTTCATCAGGAACATTTGCTGTACCTTTAGGAACTAATAATTTATTAATAGAATGTTGGGGCGGTGGTGGTTCTGGAGGTTCAGGTTGGTTTGGTGCGGCATATCCACCAGCATCAAATAATACAAGTGGCGACCCTTCTTATGTCACTATGACAAATGGGCAAACAATTGGTGCAGAAGGTGGAGAACGAGGAGAAATTGCATCTATAGACAAACAAGGAAACCAAACTCTTGGTCAAGGTGGAGATGGTGGTGGAAATTATGGAGATTTTACACCTACCCTTACTTTAGTAGGGGTTAATGGTGAAGGTGGTGCTACAACTATTTGCTCCCCATCAAGACATAGATTAGGTGGTAGAGGGCAAACAATAAATTTATTAGCACCTTTAGTAGGAACACCAGCTACACTTATTTGTGGTGAAAATGCCTATGGTGGTAAACCTGGAATTGCTGTAGGAGGTGGTGGTTCTGGGTCTAAAGATATTGGCGGTAATATTGCTGTTCCACCAAGAGCACCAGGTGGTGGTGGAGGCGGAGGATATGTTTCTAGGTTATTTTCAGTTAATTCATATTTTGTTGGTGGAAGTAATCTTTCATTTGTTGTTGGAGCTGGAGGGTTAGCTAGCACAGGTGGAGTTTTGGAGGGTGGTGCTGGAGCTACTGGTCAAATAAAATTTACATGGAGTTAGTTTAAATGCCAACAACAAGATTGCAGTTCACAGAATGGCTACCAGACCAACCAGCTAATGCTGGAAGTTTAATTGATGCTAAAAATGTATTTCCAGTATCAGTAGGATATTCTCCTTTTCCAAATTCAGTAGATTTTAGTGGTGCAGCATCTGAAAACTTAAACTCTGTATACGCAGCTAAATTTGGTTCAGAGGTAGTTATCTTTGCAGGCGGAGCTAGTAAACTATTTAAATTTAATGCAGCTACAGAAGCATTAGAAGATAAATCATTAGCAGGTGGTTATACAGGAACATCTACATGGAACTTTGCATTATTCGGTGCTGAAGTATTAGCAACTAATCATACAGCTAAAGTACAAAGATGGACGATAGGTTCTTCTACAGCATTTGCTGATTTAGCAGCAGCAGCTCCTATAGCAAAGTTTGTTACAGTGGTAAGAGATTTTGTAGTATGTGCCAACATAGGAAGTACAGCTAATAAAGTTCAATGGTCGGATATTAATGATGCTACCGATTGGGTATCTGGAACAACCTCACAATCTGATTTTCAAATTATGCCTGATGGTGGAAATATTACTGGCATTACTGGTGGTGAGTTTGGAATTGTATTT